ACGACACTCAAGCTGGTGGTGGTGTAAGGAGAATGGTAAGTGGATATGAGGCGAAACAAACTTCTAACAGACCACCACTAAGTCTCTATCCTCTTGGGTTCTTTGTGGAGGATCATGTTTTTACAGATATTGGAGACCTAAACAAAAATAATGGTAGATTCTGTGTTACACCAGAATATCCAAATGGAACATTTGTTTACTTTGCCACTATTTCAGAACTAACTGAAAGTAGTGGTCCTTTCAAGAGTTCAAGAAAACCAGTATTCCCATATCTGATTGGTGATTCTTTCCAACACAAACAGAATTCATTTAACTTCCAGATTCTATCTAATCATGTTGATTATGATCTGGTAGAGAATGGATGGAGAAGAATAACCTCACCATACAAGATTAACTCACCTTTTGGTGGATATGATTACATATTCAACTCCAACAAAGTGAGGGAGCAAATCATTGAGGTCACTGGTGTATCTCAGGGTAGTGTTGATAATGTTGGTATTCTTACTGGTGGAAAAAACTATCAGGTATCTGACAAAATTCAATTCTTTGGTGACACCTATGGTAAATCCGCTAGGGCTGTTGTCTCTAAGGTTGGTGGTAAGAAGGTTAATAATGTAGATATATCTACAACCCTGTTTACAGATATTGAATTTGTAAATGTTGGGGCAGCGAATAAGTTTGTTGGATTTATGACCCAACCACACTCATTGATTGATAGGACTGAACTTAAGATTGATGGTCTGTCTGATTACTTTGCTGGTCTTGATGGATTCTATCAGATTGGCATTAGCACTGGTTCTTATATCCTTCTTAATGATATTGATACATCAGCAAACACTGGCATAGTCACATATTTCAGTGTTGGTGGTGCTTTCCAGTATCCATTCATGAGACCCAATGATATTATTACCATTGAATCTGAAAGGGTCAAGGTTCTTAACAGCGATCCTCTTAATAATAGGGTAAGGGTTCTTAGAGCACAGGATGGAACAACTGGTGCTGCCCACACTGGCAATGTTGCCCTGTTCCAAGATCCAAAGTCATTCGCAATTAATGTTGGAACACTTAAGACAACAAAACTTCTGAGGAAGAATACTGAGTTTTACTTTGATCCTGCTGAGGCACTGGGTATTGGTAGTGATGGAACAATTGGTGCTGGTAAGACACTCTCATTCTCCAATCCTGGTGCTGGTATCAATAGCATCTTTGCTCCTGAACAGCACCTTTATCTTCCTGGTCACGGATTTAAGATTAATGAAACTGTAACCTATCATAAGAATGGTGGTACAGCAATAGAGGTATGGAATGGTGAATCAGGTGATGCCAAGAGGGATCTGGATGTATATTCACCATTATTTGTTGCTCCTATCAGTGAGAATTTCATTGGTCTCTCATCCACCAAGATTGGTGTTACAACATCAGGTTATAAGGGTATTGTAAATGACAATATTGGTCTCTTATTCTTTACTGGTGTTGGAACTGATGTATATCATAGTTTGAAGACCAACTATGATAATGTGGTCACAGCAAACGCAGAGAGAACAAAGGTTGTTGTATCCACAGCTGGAACCCACGGTCTATTTGTAGATGATGTTGTTGATTTTAGACTCAATCCAAAAAATGATCAGACAATCATTGTCAAGTATAATGACTTCAATAAAAGGATTGTCTTTGATCCATACACATTTGCTGTATCTGGTGTAAACACAACAACTAACACTATTGGAGTATCCACAAATACATTTAAAACTGGTGATAGGATTATTCATACATCCAGTTCACCATCAGGTGGTTTGGTTGATGAAAAAATGTATTATGTCTATCTTGATACCTCAACCACAATCAAACTGGTTGTAGATAGATTTGAACTTGATAAAATCTCTCCAAACTTTATTAATATTACATCTGCTGGTATTGGTACTATTTCTAAGATCAATCCTGTTGTAAACGCTAATACCAATCTCAAATTTGACCTTTCTGATGAGTCATTGTCATTTGTATCAAACTCAATAAAGTATCCAGCATTTAAGATGGAGATCTTTACTGATCCCCTTTATATCAATCAATATTTGAACTCAAATGAGGAGTCTGATTTTAATGTTGAGACATCAGGTGTGGTTGGAACAGATGGAGAACTGAAACTGAATATAAAGGACATTCCATTTGCCCTGTATTATAAGTTTAGTAATGAAAATGAGTCGTTTATAACTGATAATAAGAAACTGGTTGTTGATGATTATGCTATTTCACATAACACCATATTCAAGTCAATATCTGTATTGGATGGAACTCACAGGATTATATCAATTGGTTCAACAACCTATGACTTTAATCTAAGAGGATTTTCTGATATAACCTCATATGATGAAACCTCATCCAACTCAACATATGACACATCATCAAAGACTGCCTTTGGTGATATAAAGAAAATTAATTTGGTTGATAACAACTATGGATATAGTAGACTTCCAGGTATTACCACCATACAAACTAATAGTGGTAAAGGAGCAATCCTTTATGGTGAGTCAACCACTATTGGTAGGGTTAAAAATCAAAAGTTTGTATCCAATAATATTGGATGGGACTACCCCACTGACAAAACCCTGAAACCAACTGCTAATCTGCCTGAGATTGTTGAGATTGATGCCCTTTCATCCTTCAGTAGGATTGGTATTACTTCATCTGGTATTGATTATCTTACAGCACCTTCACTGGTTGTAAGGGATGGTTATACTGATGAGATTGTTGATTGTCTTCTTGATTATGAGTTAGGTGACCCTGAGGTTAAAATCATTACAAACTCAAAGGGTTTCTACAATACAACACCAAGACTCATTCCAGTCAACAACTCAAATGGTTACTACATTGGTGGAGTTACACTTACTGGAACAACCGTAAAACTTGACCTCACTAATCAGTTTAATAGTGATGCTGAGTATCCATTCTACATTGGTGGAGAGGTTTATGTTGAGAATATCAACATTGGTATTGGAACCATTGGCAAAGGGTACAACTCTGACCAATATAATCATAATATGTTTGAGGTGGTTGGTGTTCAAACTAATGCTGGTGGATCTGGTGCTTATGTTGAATATTCATTGAAGGATAATCTTTTTGGTTCTGATGTTCCTGGAACTGTCTTATCATTTACATCTGCTAAGGTTATTCCTGGTGATCATCTTCCCATATATTCTGTTGAACTGAAGAAGAATAAATTCCTTAATGATGAGACTGTCACATGGGGTCCAAATGTTGGTGTGATTGATAAGTATAATCAAAACACCAATATCCTCAAAATCAAGTCTCAGACAGATCTTCCTGTTGGAGATATCATCACTGGTAGTTCTTCTAGAACAAAGGGAATAGTTATAAGAAGATGGGACTTCAAGGGTGATATAGGGATTGGAGCTGGAACAACAATTAACTATGGATGGGAAAGAAATACTGGATTCTTGAATGATGAACTACAGAAGATTCCTAATAACGAATACTATCAAAGATTCTCCTATTCACTCAAATCACCAATCTCACTTTCTCTGTGGGACAAGACTGTTGGTGCTTTAAATCATACTGCTGGATTTAAGAAGTTTTCTGATCTACAGATTGTCAGCACAACTGATCCAACAATGTCCACAAATGTAAATGATTCAGAAATATCATTTACTGTAGATTGTGTAGGAACAGGTGATCTAAACTGCCATTATGACTTTGACAATGCTAAAGAAAATATATTCCAGGTTAATGGCAAAAATGTATCTGATAATGTATTCTTTGATAATGTTATCTTGACTGATTACTTTGAGTCACAGGGTAATAGGGCGCTTAGAATTGATGATGTAAGTTCCACATTCAATAGTAATGCTCGTGCAGAAACATTTACAAATGTTGCTGAGTTTACACATGCTGTAAAATTTGCTAAGAATATATTCTATGTGAAGGATACAACATTTACCACTGAAAGAATGTTGTTAGTTGGAACTACCATCGTTGATGATGATTTAGCATATCTGACCCAGTATAGTAAACTATTCACTGTTGGTGATCTGGGTGATGTTGATGTTGGTATTGATGCTGAAGTATGGAATTTTGAATTCCATCCAGTCAAGTTTACATTGAACAACTATGATGTATCATCCTTCTCATTTGCATTGGAACCAGAGGCAGTTGGTGCGGCAGGATCATCCTTTGGTGATACTGTGGAGGTTAGTTCTCAAGAGGTAAATGTAGCAACAGGAACAACTACAACAATTGTTTCTGTTGGCACAAGTTACAGATCCAATAAGGTTTTGAATCTTTTGGTATCTGGTGATGATTTCCACTTCTCTGAACTTAATATCATTCACGATGACACTGATGTGTTTATCACTGAATACAATAGTATTGATGAGATTATTGGACCATATGGAGGAGGTATTGGAACATATACTGGTGAGATTAGTGGTTCTGATGTTATTTTAAAATTCCATCCAAATACTGGAGTTGCAGCAACATCATACAGTCAGGTTGTCTCCACTGTAAGGGGCACCAGTGTGACTGGATTTACAACAATGCAAACCGCCAGGGTCGGTAGTAGTTATACCTCTATAGCATCCTCTGGTTCACCAACCGCACATATTGTTAGCAGTTATGAGACACTAACTGCTGAGGCATATGCTGCGTCATATATGGTTATATGTGTTGAGGATGTAGCAAATAATAATCATGAGATGTTTGAACTTAATGTTCTTAACTCTGTCGTTGTTCCAGTTCAAAACTTTGTTGAATATGGTAACGTGGCAACTAGTGTTGGATTGGGAACAGTTGGTGTGACCACATCAGGCAATAATGTAAATGTTGTCTACACTCCAAATGCTGGTATTGGTGTTCAGATTAAGGCATTCTTTGTTAATCTAAGAGAGCCTGATGTAGATGTTGATCTAAATCAAATTGACTACAATGATGGATTCTTTAGAGCATATACTGGCAGTTATCAAGGAACACAAAGTAATGTTAAGAAGAACTTTAATCTTACACACAATGGTGATCCTATCTTTGAAAGACAGTTTAATAACACTGGCGTTAATACATTAACTAGTTCTGTTACATCGGCAAACCACTTCTTCCAATCTGGTGAGGCAGTCAAGTATGAGGTATTTGGAACTTCCACAAGAATTGGCATTGTAACAACTGACTTTGGTGGCAGTGTTGGTTCAACAACTATACTTCCAACTGATTTGTTTGCTATTAAGTTGAATGATCAGTCCATTGGTTTTGCTACCAGTCCTGCTGCTGCTCAGGCAATCATTCCTACACAAATCCAGTTTAATGCTGTTGGTTCTGGTTCCTCCCACTTTATTACAGCAACTAATCAGAATAGCAAAGCATTGGTTACGATTGATAATATGGTTCAGGCACCCATTACTCCAACTGATATTTCAGCATCACTTACCAATAGTATAATCTTTGATACTCAGTTTGAAACTAGTGGAATCAACACAATATCTTCAAATGATATTATCAAGATAGACGATGAGTTTATGAGGGTCACATCCTTCATAACAGGCACTGGAACCACGATGTTTGTGGAAAGACCAATCCTGGGATCTGCTATTGTTCCTCACTCCTCAGGAGCAACAATCACCAAGTTTACTGGTAACTATACAATCACAGACAATACAATTAATTTTGTAAGTGCTCCTTATGGTCAAATTCCCGTATCATCAACTACTAATCCACCTGATTCTAGAGATTTCACTGGTATTACAACGAGTTCTAGATTTAGTGGAAGGGTGTTCACCAAGAGGGGTGTAGAGAATGGTATAGTTGATCCTTATAATGATAACTTTGTATTTGATGATATTACTGATGAGTTTACTGGTATTACTAGTGAGTTTGTAATGAAGTCAGGTGGTGCTAATGTATCTGGTATCACAACCAATACAATCTATCTCCTGAATAATATCTTCCAATCACCACAGGGTGTTCAGGTTGCTGAAGTTGGAGAATATATTAACCTTGAGAGTGCTGGTGTAACCACTGCTCAGTTTAATCCTGGTCTTGGAACCGCTACTGGATATGATCCTAATCAGGGCAACCTTCCTATTGGTGGATTGATTGTATCTGTTGGTTCATTTGAGGGACTTGGTTATCAACCATTGGTTGCTGCTGGTGGAACTGCTGTTGTATCCTCTGCTGGAACCATCCAATCAGTTAGTATTGGTAACAGTGGATCTGGTTATAGAACTGGTGTTGTCACTGCTTACAATGTTGGTGTTCAGACCTACAATGGTGTTGTTCCTGTCCTTGAGTTCATTGGCACAGCAGTTGTAAGTAATGGCAGTATTACAAGCATTGATATCACCAATCCTGGATCTGGTTACACCTCAACCAATGCTCCTGTGGTTGTAATAGATCAACCACTTAGCTATGATAACATCCCACTAATATACTCCTCCTCATCATCAGGTATTGGAACTGAGGCAACCATTGATATTAAGGTTGGTCAGGGTTCAAGTATCATTGATTTTGAGATTCAGAACTTTGGATATTCATTTAGTAAGCAGGATATTTTGACTGTTCCTGTTGGTGGAGCAACTGGTATCCCCACGAGTGGTACATTCAGTGAGTTCCAGATTACGGTTCAGGATACTTATAGTGATTCTTTCAATGCTTTCTCACCTGGTGAGTTCCAGGTGCTTGATAGGATTGATAGGTTCTTTAATGGTGTAGATAGGGTATTCCCACTTCTTCTCAGCGGAAATCCAATTTCTATTGTTGCTGCTAGGGATTCTAACATTGAGGTTGACCAGACACTTCTTGTGTTTGTTAATGATATCCTTCAAGTTCCTGGAGAATCTTACACATTTAGTGGAGGAAGTCAGATAACATTTAATGAGGCACCTAAGGGACCTGGATCAGGACTTCCCGCTGGTGATTCTTCTAGAATCCTGTTCTATAAGGGTGGTGGTGATTCTGATGTTGTGTTTAGAGATGTTCTTGAGACAGTCAAGGAAGGTGACACTGTTCAGTTGAATGCTAACCCAGAATTGGGTCATACATCCATACTCCAACAGAACGCGAGAGTTGTCACGGGCATTTCCACTGTGGATGCTGTTCTTACAAATGTTTATGATGGTCCAGGACTTTCCATTGATAAGACTGTATCAAGACCAGTTACCTGGTGTAGACAAACTGTTGATAAAAAGGTAAATGGTCAGTTTGTAGGTAAGGACAGGATCAAGTATGAACCAGGTATCTTCCCAACATCCTATCTTACATCAGCAGTTGGAACTGCCTCTACTCAGGCATATGTTGATTCTGTAAGACCCCTGTTTGATGCTAATAATGAGCAATTATTGAGAACCTTCCAGAACAGGGTAACACTCACATCACAGAATGTGGTAACAAGTGCTGCTGCTACAGCAACTGTTGGAACAGGTAATACCATCACAGCAATCACACTGTCAGATGGTGGTAAGGGTTATGACTTTACACCAACCGTGACTATTGGTATTGAAACAGGCACTCAGGCAACTGCTACTGCCTCTGTAACAGGCGGAATAGTAACTTCTGTTACCATTGATGATGGTGGCACTAATTACACCACAGCACCCATTGTACTCATCAGTGAGCCTAAGATTACAACTGAGACCATTGTTGTTTCTTCATACAGTGGAGACTTTGGTGTTATTACTGGCATTGGAACCACCACTGATGGATCACAGAAACAAATCTACTTTGAGACATATATTCCAACTGATTCTGTGATGAGGGATCTTTCAGTTGTTGGAACTGCTGTAACGGTAAGTGGTCTTGATGTTGGTGATCGTGTTGTCATTAGTAACACAAATATATCACTTGGAAGTACATTCGCCTCTTCTGTTGGCACAGCAACCACATTCCTTGATTGTGTTTATGAGGTTACATCAGCAGTCACAGAGATGAGGACAGTGAAGAATGAATCCAATGTTGGCATTACAACAACAATCAAGAGAATTGTGTGTAATGTTGATGATTATGGAACTGGTATTTCTGCTACACCTCAGAGAGAACCATCATTAGGTAACTTCAGTTGGGGTGTTATTAGATTCTCTGATAGACCTCTTCCCAAGAGTTTTGACTTCTATGGTGAAGAAGGTGTAACTGGAATATCAACCTCTGGTCTGGTCAACAGAACGGAATCATTGAAATTTAAGAACTACGTCTAATCCCCTATAAATAAACAAAAAAGTCCTAATAAAATGGCTGCGATTATAACTGATCAACTTCGTATTTTAAATGCTAAAAACTTTGTGGCGGGAGTTCAGACCAACACAAACTCATATTATACGTTTATTGGTCTGCCCAATGCCAGTGACTATTCATCTACCTGGGATACAACACCCCCGTCTCCCAAGGATAGTTTAGATCAGTCAAATGATTATTGGGACACAATGATTGCCCTGAAAAAGGTCAATAGTGGTGATGTTGCTCAGGTTGTTACTAAAAACACCTGGTCATCTGGAAACATTTATGATATGTATAGGAATGACATTTCAAGGTCTAATCCCTCACAACCATCTGGCGCATTTAACATCTATTCATCCAACTATTATGTGATGAATAGTGATTTCAGGGTTTATATCTGCCTTTTTAATAATGCTAATCCAGAAAATAATTTTAAAGGAAGTCCTTCCTTAGACGAACCTACCTTTACTGACCTTGAGCCAAGATCAGCAGGTTCAAGTGGTGATGGATATGTGTGGAAATATCTTTATACTATTAAACCAAGTGATGCCATTAAGTTTGATTCAACAAACTATATTCCAGTTCCTTCAAACTGGGGGGATACAACTGAGACAGCAACCATTAAAACAAATGCTGCATCAAGTGGTCAGTTAAAGACTATCACAATCAGAAACAGGGGTGCTGGACTTGGTAATGCCAATACCTACACTGGTGTCACAATTAAAGGTGATGGTGTTGGTGGAAAGGCAACTGTTGTAATCAATGCTGATAGTAAGGTACAGTCTATATCAGTCACAAATGGTGGTTCAGGTTATACCTACGGAACGATTGATCTTACTGAAAAGGGTTTGACAGGAACAACCACCCCAGTGTTTAATGTGATTATTCCTCCTTCTGGTGGTCATGGTCATGATATCTACACTGAGTTGGGTGCCTTTAATGTTCTTGCCTATTCTAGGTATGAGAATGATACTGATAACCCTGATTTTATCACTGGTAATCAATTTGCCAGGGTTGGATTAGTGGAGAACCCACAGCAGTTTGGTTCAACCAGTCTTTTATCATCAGATAAGGCAGCAGCAACTTATGCACTCAGATTGACTGGTGCTGGTTATAGTTCTGTTGTATTTTCTGGTGATGCTG